TTATCTTTTGTCTGGATGATATTCCGTAAATAAAAATGTTTTTCAGGCACTTACATTCCTCCATATATCAAAATAATATAGCCGTTTTAGTTCCGATAATTTAATGTTATCGGAAGTAAAGTTGATATTCAATCTATCACTTACTATCTATTACTGTTTACTTCGGTAAAATCAGGAGATAAAGTGAATTACATGTATTTTCATTTACCATCATTCACTATCATTTACCACGTGATTTATAAAAAAAGGGCGGAAGAAAGGGCGGAAAAATAATCTTCTGAAATATGCTTAAATACTAACAGAGCTGATGTGGCGCCTTGCATTTTGTGAGGCATTTTTCTTTGCAATGAATTCTTTCGCCTCAGAAGTAGTTCCGGTGTTAATTAAGTTAGAAAGCCACTCATTATATTTTTTAACAAATTCTTCAGTTTTGAAACTCACCTTTAACCCCCATATCTTCTTTATGCCATGAGAATCTATTAACTTAAAAAGTCCAGGAATGTAACACTGGTCTATTAGTTTTCCATCACGATAAAGCAGTAGGCTCCCACGTTCACAGATTACCTTACCATAATTAATTTTTAAATTTCCAATTTCATAAAGATCATCTCTTAAATTACAAGTATAAGTCCCGATTATTTCTATCTTTTTACCACCAATTTCATAAGAAAAGTTATCTATTTTCATATAAGTCTCTCCTATGATTTGATTTTAACATATAACGACAATAAAAAAGAGGGCGGTTTCCCGCCCATTATCTTGCTTTGCAGAACCATATCCGGAATGCCAGCATTGTATAATGTACACTTTGTACATTATGTATTTTCCACCCTAAATATATTCTCCATCTGTAATTTGTATTCAGGATCCGCATAGTATTATATACCTTCCAGTATTTCAGATCCCGTGTAACAAGTATATTCCTTTCAAATTCTCCTTTTTTGTAGCTATCAATGACTATTACATCATCCGGATTGATTGTTGCTCCGAACAAAGTTAAAGCGAAACCGTAAGCACAATTTCTTGATAGCCAGAAAACGCGGCAACAATAGCGCTTCAATCTATCGATTAACGGTAGCGGTGCAATGTTAATTGACATTTTTATTACTCTTCCATAGTCCGGATCATACCGTTTTTCTACCCAATAATATTTGTGGAAGTCATACCGCATCCATTTAGGTGCATAACGTACTCCATCTTCACTGTCACATGAATCATCCCATGTTTGCCAAAGGCAGAGCAATCCGGGTAGCTCACCGTTTTCATCGGCAAACAATACTACAATCGGATTGGTAATATAGCAAATTATCATAATGAACAATTGTAACGGTGCATATATAAACCATCTCATATAATCACCCCTACTTATTTAGAATTCTGCCCAAAAGAAAAGACACGGGAACACCTATTGCCACCCATGCATTCCTTTGACGTTTAGCTAATTTTACATCATCTGATAGGTCATTTATTAGCTTCGTCAATCTGTCTAATTGTAGTTTCTGCCTGTTCAAAATCTCGTTTGCTGTCACTAATGATATCTCTGCATTCTGCAATGATTTTTTCGTTATCGCTAATGTAGCTTTGACTTCTGCTAATTGATTCTGTGCTTCTATCAATGCTTTCAATGCCTCTGTCGAGTTCAGTTGTAGCGTTTCCAATTTCATTTCGAGCATTGTTGATTTGTTTTCGTACGCTCGTATTGTCGTCACTAATTGATTGTACTGTACTCTTGGCATCGTTACCATTTCCGCCGGTTCCGCTGCATATGATGAATGAAATAATGGCAATAATAAAAACAATAAAAATAATAAACAAAACAATCTTGATTTTCCAATTTTCAGTAATCTTTTCCACATTTTCCACCTCGTTTTTGAGAAAATAAGCAAAATCACTATAAATGCTTTTTAGACGTTCTGGATTATTTTTGAATAAAACTTATCAAAAAATTTACGCAACCCCTATTCTTGCAGCACAATTTATAATGAAATCACGGTACATATGTTCTTATTTTATAAATTGAGTGACATTACATAGTTATAAGTAATATCTGCTCTATTCGCATACCCATCCGCGTATTCTTCACAACTTGCCGCTACTGCATATTGATTTCTGAACAATGAATAAATTACATCAATATCTCGTAAATCATAACCTCGTTCCTGACGTCGTTCTAAGAACCTGCGAACAACATAATGAGATGTCGGGCACCATATACCAGCATAAATTGTGCAGCAGGTGTCATCTAAATCTTCAACTTTCCATAATTCATTTACATATTCTTCACAATCATCAGAAAGCATATTTAATTGTGCGTTTTGCCCTTCTTCACTTGCAAGCAGTTCCTTTAGTTCCCATAATTCCCCTGAATATTTAATATCTGAATAACTTCTATACGAAAAATGATCTCCGCCAGGTATTCTACTTAACAATAAATTTGCCCGATCTCCTTCCCATTGAGAGCAGCCAATGCTTGGATAATCACCGGCGGTAGAACATGATACATCACCATATCCCCCCTCAACTCCTGTTGTGATAATTCCTTTTGCGATTTCTCTTGCAAGTTCTTCTTTAGTCATGATTAATCCTTTCGTATAAATTCCGGTGGTAATATCGGCATTTTATGTATATCCTTTTTAATTTCTTTTTTAGCTTCTTTTTCTGCAGCATCTGGTCGTCCATCATGGTTTTTATCAACTAAAAATACAGAAACAAATGTAAAAGCCGCGATAACCTGTCCTACAGTATATTTAGTAAAAAAATCAATTAAAACTTGAATGTTCGGATTTCCTGTTCTTATGAACTCATAAATCCAAGAAAATATAATGAATATAAATAAAATAATAAGTCCCGCCCCATATATGTAAACAATCCACATTGACGGGCGGGATTTTTTCTGTATCGTCGGCAAATAACTGACGAGCTTAGTATATAGTTTTTTCAGTATTCCCATCGTCATTCCTTTCTTATTGATTTAATAAACTTTTTAGACTTTATCCATACCTTTACTAAATCCGCATCAAGTAAATTGAGTTTTTCAATAATTGATGTTAACTCACACAGTACAGGTATTATGGCAAAGATAAAAGACATCATTAAGTCAAATCTCCATCCCATTACTACTACATCAGGAAGCAGAAATGATAAAGTGGAAAACAGAAACAGCGCCGGATATTGTACCGTTATTTTTATAACCAATGCATTTCTTAATCCCTTACTTACCAAAAATCTTTTCTTTTTTCCGTTACTTGTGGGTAATTCCCCCCATCCATACCATAAAAATGTAGTAAAGATGTTCCAGAGAGTATATTTTTTATGAGATGCCTTTAAATACCCATCACATTCAATTGCTATGCGTAAAAGAACATCTGTCAATAGCAGTGCAAGAGTAAAAAACATTGTCCCCATAATATCTGCGACAGCTGTAGCAGGTATAAAAGACGAAAGTCCGCCAAATAATTGCTCAAATATACTCATTGGGGGATGTGACTGAACAATCATGATTTCATTCAAGATAGACACCTCTTATTTTTCGGGAATATTTATACTATAAGTAATTGATTTTAATTCTTCCAATGTTTCTGATTTCTCAATAGAGTTATAAGCAGTTCGCCATAATGCCCGTAACTGCTTTATCGGCTTGTATTGTTCAGCAGTCAGCATACCCTCGGCAAACTTAACAGCTTTATAATCTGTATCAGCCAATAGCTTTTTAATTTCAGCAAGTTTCTGTAATTTCTTGTGTTCAAGTTCTGCCAGTGCTTTTTCTTCTTCCGTTTGTTCAGGTGGTAAAATAAGTGTTCCATTTTTGTAAATTAAATTCTTTTCGATAGATTTACTATATTCTGACTCTGTTAAAATCAAATAATCATGTTCCGGATAGTTTTTTAATGCTAATGCTTGTAAATGTGTAATATTTTCTCCATGAAGACCTGTTACATATGATGTAATACGCTCCCCCGTTTCGTTATCGTAGATTGATAGATATTTAAATTCTTTATTCTCCATAACATGCTCCTTTATACACCAATGGCCAAAACATACGCGGAAGGATTACCAGATAATCTGGGTATGTATACTCCAGTTTTTGTAGGGATCTCAATAGATGCTTCTCCTATCCACATATTGTGTTGATTCCAATTACCGCCTTCATGCAATAGTTGTTTAACCGCAATAAGACATCTATTAGGAAATTGAATAGGAAAACTTGCAGTGGTATCAGCCGCCGCTTTCATTCCTTGTATAATTAATCCACCTCTTAATTTAATCCACCACGCATCTACGTTATTTACATTCCAAATTTCAATGGTATTAACAGAATCTTCAAAAGCTAATTTACGCCATGTTCCCCTTACTCCATCAGACCATCCGTTCCAATATATGCCTTGTGTTGCATTGTCACCTAAATATAATTGTCCTGTCCATTTTTTACTACCGTATTCTAAAACAATTCCATTATTAGGGGCTTCTGATTTATTCACTTTTTTGATTACAAGAGTTGATTTCCCAGCCGGTTCATTAGCATGTCCAGGTTGCATGCTAATTATCCCGTGTGAAACTCGTAACGGATGGCTTTCCAAATCAATAACACCATCATCTTCTCTGTATGCTATTCGCGATCCGCTATTCTCCCCTCTAAGCCAAATATTAGGAAATATGGCATTAATAAGATTTGAAATGATTAAGGCTCCATCTTCAGATGGAGCCAGTTTGGCACCTGTATTACTTAATTTAATATCACCAGTCACTGTTCCGCCATTTTGTGGTAAATAGGTCTCTGCTATGTCTTTTCCATTTTTATCGCTTTTTGCTTTATCAACAATACCGGTTACACTAAACGTGATTTTGTCATTTGTAACATCAGGTGTAATTGAGATATTAGTTCCAGCTATAAGTGTAAGAATATCTTGGATATCATCAGCACTTATTTCTGCATTTCCAATTTTAATTTTAGAAAATGCATTTTGGTTTACTTGTGCTCCAACCTGTACACCATCTAACTTCTTTTTATCTGCCGCTGACATAAAACCGTCGCCCTCGGGCGACGCCTTTTCATGTTTGTGACCATCATGAGAAAAATAGTTTGCCTCATGTCCATTTAACTTTTCAGCATTTAAATTTATATTTAATGCCCCATTGTTGGTTGGAATTTGCCCAGATTTATTACCGGGGATTAATCCTTGCAGTTTCCCTGCATTTGTTATTTTATCTTCTTTTAATGCACGTTGATTCTCTCTTTGCTGTGCAGGAAATTCAGATAAATATCCATCATCTGCCGGAAGATTTCCATTGTATGCCATAAAATACCTCCTAAATAAAAAAGAGAACTTTTTTCAGTCCTCTTAAAACCCCTTGATTCGTATGTCAGCCTTGCCACCTACATCTGCATTTGTCCTGTCCTTGATTTTCAGTATACATGATGTTTTATCCTTGTTTACCAATTCAGCATGTAGATTTTCACCAACTGCCGCCGGAACAACAACCGGAACCTGAAAGAATGTATGCCCGTAATTAACTGTGGTACCGCCCTTAGCTATCGTTGCAGCCATTGCTATATCAGTATCAGGTACATCAATAGATACAGTAAATTGATTAACTTCTGGGGATCTGCTAGTATCTTTCGTTTCAAGATTAACTCTAAATCCAACATATCGGAACGTTCGTTGTATCGGCTTGAATATTTCCCAGTCCGTCCACTTTGTACCATCTTGAGAAGTTCTGATATATAATGTGGCACTGCCACCTTTTTTAGTAGCGGTAGAAGTAAACAGGCAAGAAACATAACATGTAATGATACTTCCTATATCAATATTTTTAGGATAATACCAACCTTTGAAGGGATATTTTCCATTTGCACCAACAAGCAATTTCAGTACATTAGAACCGCCAATTTCGGAAAATTTAGTATCAGGATAATCACTGAACTTACCACCGTAATTTTGCCATGTCCAATGTGAAGCTCCTATTTCAGTACTATTAAACGTTCCATTTGCGAGTGCAATTTCATCGTATGTGAAAATAACGTTTTTTGGTGTTAATTCAGTGACAACAATACTTACTCTTGCCGGATTTTGTGAGTAATAACCGCTTGAATTTTTAGCTTTAACAAAGAACTTATATGCACGTTCTGTCGTAATTGCTACTCTATAATTCGTATCGGTAACTCCTGTAGTAATTAATGATGATTCATCCCACGCGTACCCCTCACGGATTTCATAACCGACAACATCAGCATCAGGGGATGGATCCCAATACAAATCTACAGCATCACCATTTTTATATGCTACAAGCCCGGTAACATCGGCCGCTTCTACCATCGGTTCAACTGTGCATGATGTTTCTTCAGAATAATACCCTGCCATATTTTTAGCTTTAATCATGATTTTAAATGAGCCAGAACGAGTTAGATTGTAGCTCGTATAGAGTTCACGTGTAAATGGTAATGGTTCTCCTGCGTCCCAGTTATCACCAACCTTAACCAAATATCCTGCGAGGTCACCATCGTCAATGCCCGTCCATTGTATCCGGAGAATGCTTCTATCGTTCGGATCTTGAAAGGCTTGTACATCAGGAACTTTGGTTGGAGACATGCTATGCTGAAAATCTACCGTTGCAGCCACTTCACTTTCATATCCGTTACCACCAACTGCTTTAATCATGAATGTATGCCAATTTTCATCAGTCAATTCCATATCATAAAAAACGCCAGTTACATATGGCGCTACTACTGTTCCTGTATCCCACGATTGCCCCATTTTTATAACATAATAAGCAATTCCTTTTTCATTTGGGGCATTCCATCGTAATTGTAACCGCACTCGATCTATCATGCTTTGTATTGCTTTGAAACCAGTAACATCACCCGGCTCCAGTTTCACATTTTGTGTTACCTTATCTTTTCCAGT